CCGCGTTCGTGTAGGCCGAGATGGCGTGGGTGTAGGGGCCGGTTCCCGCGAGCAGGTCATTACCGCCCAAGATGGAGGTGATGATGTTCGGGAAGGTGTCCGCGTAGATGTAGGTCTTGAAGTCATACTCGTCGTGACGAACGCCCTGGATCTGGTCGTAGACAGACACGGGCGAGCCACGGAGGGCCTCGTCGCGCAGGAAGCGCTGGTTGGGCGTGACCTGAGGCGTGTCTACCGGGATGTAGACGAAGCCGGTGGTCGGCGCGGTGCCTCGGGTCGCTTCGGGAGCGAGGCCGAGATAACTATTGCTGGAGAGGAACGTTGCCACGTTATTTCCTTACTTGCTAGGGGTTTGGTCGGGAGCGGGTTCTGCGGGCGCTACAGGGGCTTCTGGGGTGCTCTGGGGCGCTTCTGGTGCTACGTTGCCAGCCACCCAGCGACCGTCGGCGGGGTCAGCCGCGAGGTCGTAGGACTTGCCGGGCTCGGCGTAGAGGGCGGCGCCGGTGGTCAGGTCGAGGATGTCGACGTAGACGCGGGCCACGGTGTCGGTGTAGGTGAACATTTATGCTCCAATCAGTTCTTCGGTCACGATGAGTCGCACCGAGCTGTAGATCTGCGTGACTGAGCCGGTTCCGGTCAACAGTCGAGGGTAATACGAGGTGACCTCGATGTCCATGCCACCACTGCGCCCGCCTTCACCCCACTGGAAGATGACTCCCGGGGCTCCGGCCTGACGGTCTGCGCGGATAGCGGCCACGAGGCTGTCGAGGAAGGCTTCGTTGTCCGAGCCCGCGTCCTCGCTCTTCTTGTGGGTCGAGCGTAAGAAGCAGTCCAAGACGACCTCATACTCCACCCACTTGCGCCCGTTGTGAAGGCCTGCCAGGGCGATGCGCTCTTCACGCTGTCCGGCAAAGTAGATGTAGCAGATGACGCCTGAACTGTGGCCCGGGTCTTCGCCCGCGAAGAACTCCATCTCGGGAGTGAACTTGGCAGGGAAGGGCTTGACCGTGGACAGGTTCGTGATGCCCGCGCCGTTCAGGTAGTTGACGATGGCTGAGCGAACCGTGGCGCGTGACATTACGAGCGACCCCAGACAGCGCGGAAGCCATCGAGCAGGTCGTAGCCCTGAGCCATGTCGGACTCGAAGCTCTTGGTGGCCTGACCCGCGTAGGTGGGCTCTCCGATTTCGTTGAGCACGAAGCCACCCTGACCGCGCTGCTTGACGAGGCCGACGGTGAGGTGGATCACTGCCTGCTTGACCGAGGCCGGAAGGGCGGAGAGGTTGCAGCCGGTGCCGTGGTTGTGGGCGAGGCCAGCCGTAAGGGTGATGGTCGAGGCGCCCACCGAAGCGATGGTGACGGTCTCGTTGTTCATGCCATCCCACAGCGTGACGGTCTGACCCGGGTAGAAGCCCAGAACGGACTGCACCGGGAGCGAGGTCGCGCCGATGGACACGTTCGAGCTCAGGAAGGTGTTGCCGAAGCCGTTCACGTAAGTCCACTGGCAGAACTGCTGGACGTCGATGCCCTGGCTGTAGCCCACGATGCCGAGCGAGCCGTAGGTGGTCGTGATGTTCGATAGGCCAGCGGTAGCCGTGATGATGAACTCGTGGCGCTCGATGCTGACGTTCGAGCTCGAGATGGAGTAGGCGTTCTGGTTGTTCGGATACATGCCCGCGCTAAATGAGCGCAGTTCCAAGATGGGCCAGAACGAGGGGTGAATGATGAACTGCCCGTAGCGGTTCTGACGGTAGCGCCCGTTCTCCGTGTTGAGCGTCGCTGAGAGGGTTCCCAGCGCTCCGTAGACGTGGCGGTCGGCCATGTCGGAGGCTCGCACGATGAGGTCGTGCAGGGCGCGGTCTTGGACGGCCTGAGACGCGCCTTCGATGAGGTTGGAGAAGTCCAGCGAGGAAGCGGTGGGGCTGAACTTGACTTCATCGAGGGTGACGTAGGGCGTGCCTGCGCCTTCAGAGAGCACGAAGGGGGCGATAACGGTCATGTGCTACTCCTGAACAGTGTTAGTAGATCCGCACCGGCACTTAGCGAACAGCGCGAGGAAGCCGCAGTCTTGGCAGCGATAGCCCTTGCAGTTGCGAAAGGTCGTTCCGGCCTGAGCGAAGTCGCCCGACTTGACCAGCGCCTTACCCACCGTTTCGGGAACGTGGAAGGTGCCGTCTTTGTCGCGCGGAACGGGTGCGCTGTCGTTGACGGTGACCTCTTTGAGGTTTGGATTAGATCCGACAAGTCTCATAGTTATCTCTCCCCAGAGAAGGAGGGAGCCGGTGGGGCGAGGGGAGAACACCCCACCGGCTCGACCTCAACTCCTGCTATTGCAGGATTTGTATCAACGACTAGGCGTTGATGTTCGTGATGACACCCGACCAGGCCGGAGCGCGACCCGCGAGGGTGCTCTGGCTGTAGGTGGAAGCGTCATACGTCATGCCGATTTGCGGCCAGTCAATGACCATCGTGTCGACGACGTTGTGGATTTCCCAGCAGTTGCTGACGCCCGAGTCCGGGAACGGCAGCTGGTTCTGCAGGATGACCGCCACGCCCGCGGGCATGAAGCGGTGGGTGACGAGGTCAACCATGCGGCCGGTCGCTTCGTTCTGAATGGCCGAGACCATCGAACCGACGGCGATGCCGTCCTGTCCGAGCTCGTAGTTCAGACGGTAGGACTGAGCGCTTGACTGGCTCTGGAGGCTCTTGGCCAACGCGCGACGGATCGACGCAGTGGTCACGATGGCCTCAGGGTCACCCATCACCGAGTTGAACAGCGAGATGAACGCGTCCTGGAAGTCACCAGCGGGCTCGCTCGAAGCGAGGCTGCCGTTGAGCGCCTTGACGTATCCACCGTTGTTGATGATGGTGTTGATGAAGCCGTCGTAGCCCAGAGCGTTGCCCGAGCCGTCCGAAGCCCACGAGTAGTCGTGCGCAGGAACGGTGGCACCCGACGCGAAGGTCAGGCCGTTGAGGGAAGCCGAGGTGACAACCTGCGACGTGGTCTTCCACACGGCCGACGCGGAGTCAGTCACGTAGATGTTCACGGCGATGGTGCCCGCAGGGATGGTTCCGGTGTAGGTCACCGACGCACCCTTGTTCGCGGACAAGGTCACGGTGCCAGCCGACAACGGAGCCGTCTCACCGAGGGTCGAGGACAGGGTCACCTGGACAGTCGCGGTGCCGGAAGCGGCGCCCGTGGCGGTGGAGGTGGAGTCCGCGGCACCCGTGAAGGTCAGGCCGGAGGTCGACAGCGCAGCAGCGCGGCCCTTGAGGTAAGCCTTCTCTTCACCGAGCATGTGGGCCCAGATGAGAGCGGTGTGGCTCAACTGACGAAGGTCGGTGTAACCCATGCCAGCGAACTCAGCCTGGAGGCTAACGCTGTCGGAGTAACCGAACTCGCGGAACGGGAGCACAACCTTGTCAGCGGCGTAAGCAATCTTGCCCGGACGGTTCAGCGACACACCACCGAAGGAGGAAGCCGAGGAAGCCGAGGAGAAGAAGCCAGCGCCGTTGGGGCTGAAAGCGCCACCGATCTGGTCAGCGACACCACCGACACCGGCGTTGGTCACGCCAGTGATGCGACGGAACTCAAGCGCCTGACCAATCGCCTTGATGCGAGCGGTCTTGTTGCGGAAGTAGAGCTCCTTCGGCACCAGGAGCGAGAGCACCGGGTCGAGGTTGTAGGGAACGAGACCGGTGATGCCCGACGTCGAGTTGTTCAACGGCGAGGTAAGGGTCAAGTCCTTTTCGATGTTCGCGAGCGCGCCTTCGACAGCGGCCAGCTGGTCGCCAGAGACGGCCTTGCTGATTTCGCTGCGGAGCGAAGCGATGGAGGCGTTGTCCTCGCGGATGGTGACGGTCTTACCGTCGAAGCCCAAGCGACCGGCAGAGTGCGCGGCGAGGGTCTTGGAGTGAACGGCGCTCAGAGCGGACTTGTAAGCCTCGAAACGAGCAACGCGCTCGCCTTCCGGCAGTCCACCGAAGAGTTGATCCACTGTAGGGGCGGCGTAAGCCATTGTGGGTTCTCCTGTGTTAGGGGTTAGAGCGTTTCAGCTTCGGCGTCGAGCTTGTTAGCCTCGGCCAGATACTGGTTACGCAGTTGGGGGTCAATCAGTGATGCAGCCGTCATGCGCAGGCTTTCGGCCTGAACCTGAAGGGCAGTGACGCGGGCAGACTTGTTGGACTGCACTTGCGTCTGGCGGAGGGCAGGGCCTCCCGGTGCCGCCATCTCACGGATCTCATCCAAAGCCGCCTTTAGCGTTAGAACGCTCTCATGGGCTTCAGCGAGTGCCGCCTTTGTGGTTGCCATTTCCTCGTCCACGCCGAGCGCCTTGCGGAGCTCGTCACGGAGGTCGGTCTTTTCGTCAGCGGCGATTTCCGCCACTACGGTCTTGACGATGTCGACGGTAGCGCCGAGCGAGATGTTGCCAGCGATAACCGGCTTCTCGTCGTCATCCCAGCCGGTGAAGGGGGCGTCGGTCTCATTTTCTGAGGCCTCGCCAGTCCACCAGTCGAGGAACATCGAGAGGGTCACGACCAACTGACTCACGTCAGCGATCTCGTTTTCGGTGCCCGCGAGCATCTCGTCGAGCTCGGCCTTGAT